TCTGACGTAGTAGATACAATACAAACTAACAGAGGCCGTAACCCACAGGCCGACCAATTCCAAACAGGTACACTAACTTTAAGAATAGTAGACCAAAACGGTGATTTTAACCCACAAAACCCTAACAGCCCTTATTTTGGCTTGCTAGATCCAATGCGTAAGGTAGCTATATCAGCTACTTACAGCGGTGTTACTTACCCTATCTTTAGCGGCTTTATCACTAGCTATAACACTACTACGCCTAAAAATGCGTTAGACGTTGTTTATACCACAATAACGGCGGTAGATGCGTTTAGACTTGCCCAAAATGCACAAATAGCTACAGTAACAGGGGCTACCGCGGGCGACTTATCCGGCACACGCATTAACCAGATTTTAGACCAGATAGGTTGGCCTACGTCTATGCGTGATGTAGATGCCGGCTTAACTACACTACAGGCAGACCCGGGTACGGCCCGTACCAGCCTTGCAGCTATGCAGACGGTTACCCTAAGTGAGTACGGCGCGCTTTATGTAGATGCTACCGGCTCATTTGTATTTCAAGATAGAAATGTAACCACGGCTAGCATAGGCGGCACACCTACCGTGTTTAACGATAACGGCACAAATATAGGTTATTTTGATGCAGTTTGGAGATTAGATGATACGTTGGTATTTAACGCAGCCTCTATAACTAGGGCAGGCGGCACTACACAGCTAGCCATAGATCAAGCAAGTATAGATAAATATTTTACTCACAGCTATAACCAACAAAACCTACTAATGCAGACAGATGCCGCGGCCCTAGATTACGCTCAAGCCTATGTAGCTAGCAGAAAAGAAACGTCTATTAGATGTGATGCCATTACCTTAGATTTATACACAGATAACTATAATGCCGGCATAATCGCCGCCTTAGATCTAGATTTTTTTGACCCTATAACTATTACTACAAACCAGCCTGGCTCATCTACTTTAACTAAGACTTTACAGGTGTTTGGCGTAGCTATGGCAATTACGCCTAACAGCTGGAAGACGACACTAACCACACTAGAGCCGATAATAGACGGCTTTATACTAGACTCAAGCCTATACGGGGTGCTAGACACCGGCGTATTAGCCTATTAGGGGGAACAATGGCTAAACAGACTTTTACTACTGGCCAAGTTTTAACGGCTGCTCAAATGACGTCATTACAAGAAACAGCTATGACGGGCGGGCCAGCTAGTACAAAAACGGTCAGCTATGTATTAGTAGCGGCAGATGCAGGCACACGGGTAGCTATGAACGCTGCCGGCTCAACTACAATAACCGTAAACACAGGATTATTTAGCGCGGGCGATACCGTAAGCATACAAAATATAGGCGCAGGTGTTTGTACGGTTACAGCTGGTACAGCTACCGTAAATACGTCAGGCAGTTTAGTTTTAGCACAATATCAAGGCGGTATTTTATATTTTACTAGCGCAAGCGCCGCTATATTTTTCCAGTTTGCTACACCTGCTAGCGGTGATATTGAAGGCGTTACAGCTGGTACGGGTATTAGCGGCGGTGGCACTAGCGGTACGGTAACTATTACTAACTCTATGGCTACTGAGATTACAGCTAAGGCAGATTTAATAGTAGGTACAGGTAACGCTACTTTTGATAATTTACCAGTAGGCACTAATGGCCACGTTTTGACCGCAGACTCAACAGTTTCACCGACAGGCTTGAAATGGGCTGCCCCTGCTGCTGGTGGTTTTGTAGGTTGCTCAGTTTATGATACCAATGCTACGCAAAGCATTGCCACAGGAACAGACACAGTAGTAACTTTTAATTCTGAGTTTTTTGATACTGATGGATTTCACAGCACTGCATCTAATACAGGCAGAATTACTATTCCATCTGGTAAAGGTGGTAAATACCTTTTTATCGCCTCAGCATTTTTTGTTAATTTAGCATCAGGTAAAGAAGGAAGATTTTACAAAAATGGAAATCAGTTATTTACCTATGGCTGGACAAGTGCAAGCGGCGTTGGTGGTTCTTCAATAGTTGCAATTATAGATTTAGTAGCAACTGATTATATTGAGTTTAGAGTAGTTCAAAGCTCAGGTGGAAACGCCGACTTATACAAATCTGGCGGCGGCGCTGGAGAATACGCTTACTTTCAATGCCAATACTTAGGAGCATAAAAATGATAACTTTTACAAAACCGCAAAATCTTAATGGCAAAGAATTGTTAAATGAATTATCAGCAGTTGGCGTAGTTGTTCAAGGTCTGCCAGTTGATGATGGCGCAGGTAATTTAATACTAAATATAGCATCAAAAGATGAAGCTAAGGCAGCAAAGGTAGTAGCAGCCCATAATGGAACTACTATTGCACCCCAGCCAACTATTGAAGATAAACTTGCAAGTGTTGGTTTAAGTCTGCCTGACTTAAAGGCTGCTTTAGGTCTATAGCATAATCTTGAGGGATTATTCTAAAATAAATTATTATGCTAACAAGCTATAACGGCTGGCCTGCCAGTAAAGACCCGGCACAAATTGGCATAAAAAGTTATGCAGTACCCGGCACTAATAGAAAACTTAGATGCGCTGAGGCTGTAGCACCTTTGCTAGTGGGTTTTGCCGCTGAGTTTCACGCGCTAATAGAGCCAATAGATGAAGGCGCTTTAGACGAGTGGGGTTATTCTTTCCGTATGGTACGCGGCAGCACAGACCGCCTAAGCTGCCATAGTAGCGGTACAGCTATAGATCTAAACGCGACTAAACACCCGTTAGCAGCTGTAGGTACGTTTTCAGCCGATAAAGTGCCAATGATTAGGGCCTTAGCTAAAAAGTATGGCTTAACGTGGGGCGGGGATTATCGTAACCGTAAAGATGAAATGCACTTTGAAATAACAGTAAATGCTAAAAAAGCCGCTAAACTAATTGCAAAGTTAGGACAAGAAAATGCCGACTAGCGCGCAAGTAAGCGTTACTACTACACCGGTTATTATCGTGCCAGAAACCCGTTTTGACCAAACAGCTATTTTACATAATCTAGGCGCGGGTGCTATTTATTTAGGTGGGCCAGATGTAACCGTAAACAATGGTTTTAAGTTAGATAATGGTGCTGTTTTAACCGTGCCCGTGGGTGATTACGAAGCGCTATATGCTGTTGCCGCTGCCGGTACTCATACGGTAGGGGTACTTACACAAATAAACTAAGGGCATTTAGGAGCAAAAATGGACAAGAAAAAACTAGAGGCGGCTGCGTGGAGCTATGGGCGTGCCGCGCTAGCAAGCGTTGCAGCTCTATACATATCCGGTATAACAGACCCTAAAGTATTGGCTAATGCGTTTTTAGCCGGTCTTATTGGGCCGTTAGTAAAGGCTCTACAGCCTAATGAAAAACAGTTCGGCGTAGGATCTAAGTAATGAACCAAGCCCAAACCCTACTAGCTATAGCGCTAGGACTTTGTAGCCTTGCAGCGGTAGGGGTTGGGCTGGTACGCCATTTAGTTAAGTTTTATTTATCAGAGCTAAGGCCTGACGGTAACGGTGGCCATAACCTTAGAGGCCGTGTTGAGCGTATAGAGGGCCAAGTAGACCGGATCTATGAAATGCTTTTAGAGGACAGATTAAAGCGCTAGCGTGTCGCGTTGCCTTATGTCGGTGTTAGGGCTCATACTTTTACTACACGCTGAGAGGGCTACTTAGTGTAGTAGTTTTATCAGCCTTAACAAAGGGTTAAATATGTTAGCTGATATAGCAGTAATTACATTAACGGTGCTAATTGTAGGTCTATTTATGTTAGCGGCCTACCGCACGGGATACCGTGAAGGCCACGGCGACGGTTATCTAAGAGGGCGCAATATAGCTAAGGCGCTTAAAGAGGTAACTAAATGAGCTTTTTAGACGGGTATGAGGACGTAAACGCAAGAATTAAAAGAGCGCGGGCTGAGTTTCCCGGGTTACGGTTAATAGCCTACATAGAGGACATAGACCTAAAAAACGGTTATATCTTAATTAGAGCTGAGGCGTATAAAAATTATGAGGACGAAAAACCAAGCGCTGTAGATTATGCGCTAGAGGTTAGATCAGACCGCGGCGTAAATGCTAATTTTTGGGTAGAAAACTGCGTAACGTCCGCCTATGGGCGCGTTATAGGTTTGCTTACGCCGGGCGGTGCTGGTAGACCTACAAGACAAGATATGGAGAAGGTAGAGGCCATACAAGCCCCATTACAGACACGCGGAGCAGGCGGGGCAATACCTACCGCGGCTGAGTCAATAAGCGCTCTAAAAGCCAAGCTAGGCGCAGAGCCAATGCCAGAGCCGCCAATATGTAAACACGGGCATAGAGTGCTAATTGAGGGCACGTCAAATAAAACTAATAAACCATACAAAGGCTATTTATGCCCCGACAAGGTAAAAGCTAATCAATGTGAGCCTGTATGGCTAAGGCAGTATGGCGATAAATGGCTAAGGCCAGATGACCACGCAGAGGTTTTATTAGAGGCCGGGCGTAACTTAGACCCAATAGCAGAGCGTGAGCCTGTACCAGATGAGCTATTAAGTGATACTGAAAGGGCTGCCCGTGATACCAATTAAGGGCGG